TATTACGAGATCAAGGAGGACAGCAAGCTCCCCATATTCTATATGTCAAGGAACAGCGGTGACCCCAGGGATAATGAGCCATGCGTTGAGATTCCGATTGCTGACTTCAAAAGATTTTGATACAAACAATCTATGACACACACATCTAACTTGCTCCGCTAATGGCAACGCTCAACGAGAATATCCCATCCTTCAAGGGAATGGTGAGGAAATCGTTTTTCACTAAGAACGAAACGGATAGGGAGGAATTCTACAACGTCTATGTGTTCGCCTTGCAGTCTTGCGCTGGGGCAATCCTAACCTTCCACGTTATGACTGACTCTGGAATGCTGCGGAGTCGAGTGCCGTTGTCGGAGATATATACGCACCAGCCAGAGGCAGACATCCCATTTAACTACAAACAGCTTTGGGATTGCTTCAGCGAGAACGTGGCCGTAACCGAGTACAGCTTCTTGGCCTATCACCGCGCACAGATCCTACTTAGGGATGCGACCAAGGTATGGGGTACATATCTATTCACAGTTGATTGGTTTAATAATCCCTACAGCGACGAGCCGTCCGATTACAAATGCGGTCATGTGTTCGCTGGCGATGATGGGTACTTGCTGTGCATGCCAAACAACCGAATCTTTTGGCGCGACTCGAATTGGGTTACCAAGAAGTTGCCAGACAACTTGAAGCAGTTTCGAGTTGATACCGAGTTGCCCAGCGTAGAGAATCAGAGTGACAAGTGGGTGACGGAGGACGGCGATAGTTTCTATTACGATATTAAAGAAAGGGATACAGTATGACAATTTTACGCGCAGATAGTTCAGTAGTAGAACTTCCCCTATTCCAAGGGGAGGACGGCGGTGCAATTCCGACCTCTGCGCTCCAACTTAAATTCAAGGTAATAACATCGCAGACGCTTAATGATGTTGTGGTTGAGAATCATTATGCCCATAGAGCCGTGCCTTGCAGCTGGTCGTTTGGATGTTTTAATTCCAGCGAGTTGCTTGGCGTAATATCATTCGGAAAACCAGCATCGCCACACCTGTGCAGAGGTATATGCGGTGAGGAGAATGCGCCTAGGGTATATGAGTTGAACAGGTTATGGCTTGATGACAGATGCCCAAAGAACTCTGAGAGCAGGTTTATATCTTGGAGCATAAGAGAACTCTCCAAGTTGCGCCCATACTTGATTCTTGTTAGCTATGCAGATACTGGTGCTGGTCATAATGGCGCGATCTACGCGGCCACAAACTGGACCTATACTGGCCTATCAGACAAGAGATCATCTGGTGACAAGGTGGTTGGCAACAAGCACAGTAGGCACTCAAGGACGATGGAGGATGCCGTGATAGTTCCCAGGACTAGGAAACATAGGTTTGTATATTTTTGCAACCCAGCAGATAAGTGTCTGCTAAAATGGGATATTGCAAATTGGAAAGAATGGAAAGAATATAAAGGAGAATAAATATGCCACTAGGTAAAAACGTATCGAAGAATATGAGTGAACTAGCAGCGGACAACCGCAAGAAGGGCAGCGAGCGTGGAGCAGGCGGTAAGCCTCGCTCACGCGAGCAGATGATTGCCATCGCGCTATCCGCAGCAGGCAAGAGCAATCCTCGCAAGTTCAAAGCCAAGTCTGGAATGTGATGGAGGTCGAGGCAAAGAAACGCCTCAAGTGGGCGCGCGATATGCTTGCAATTGCACGCGGTAAGCTTGTAGTTGAAAGGAATCGCGCGTCCCACGGCCACGCTATCGATATGATACAAATCATAACGATGGTCGATGCAGCGAGCCTGGTGTGCAAGGAGGTGGTAGGAGGTGACGATGAAAACAAAGGATGAGCTGGCGATGCAGGTGAGGAAGGAGTGGGATGAGAAGGGATGGAGATGGAAGCTATCCCTATCGGCTGGTGGATTTACCAGCGAGATATATTGCTATGGAACTGCGGAGGGGGAATACTTTAATTGCGTTAGGGAACTGGTTAGCCACGCCTACCAGATGCAGAGCGTATAAAAAGATTGACTGATTAAGGCAATCTAAATAGAAAAGCAGATCAATGAGCGCACTAACGGATTGGATTATTGTGGGAGCAGGATTGGCAATAGGAAGGCTTCTTGTTGCCATTGCGGTTATCACAGTAGTCGCAGCGATTCTTGCTGCGTTCTTTATTTGGGAGGAGAGATCAAAATGAAACTATGGAAAAATAATTCACCAGCGGTTCACGTTGTAGACGACAATAAACTGTGGCCACGTTGTAGCTACATATTACCTGACGAGCTGACCAACCCTCCATTCAACGAGGCGATCCCTGTTCCGCACAAGATTAAGCCTTACTACCCTGGGAGGTCCGAGGGTGGGTCTACTGCCGTATACCGAGCTGGTGCAATCGGTGACGCAATCATGGCCACAGCAATTGTGCGCTACCTGGTGGACACCTCTGGAGGTACAGTCGATATCTATTGTCCTGCTCGCAACATGGCGTTGTTTGCTGGTCTTGGTGCGAATGTATATCCGCTGCCACCCACCGAGGAAGCATGGGATTCATACTCAGCGCACGTTCCGCTCGACGATCTGTTCTCAGGCAAGGTTGGCAATACGGAACTAGGAACTGGACCAGGTTGCCACTACGATAGGATTTATAACTGGATGGGAGCAGAGGGATTGGTGGCAGACATCTCTGGCAAGGTTGGAGATGTTAAGCTTGTCGATCCTAAGTACAAACGTCCGCACCTATACGTTGTCCAGCCTGACTACGAGGAGCTGAAGAAGATGGGACGCTTGCCATTGCCAAGCCCATACTTCGTCTACCACGTTTCGTCCTCTGGTCCGACCCGCACCTATCCGCCTCAGTTGGGTAAGCTGGCGGTGCAGGCGTTGCTGGAAGAGTTTCCGCAACATCACGCTGTAATTATTGGCTTGGATCGTGCAATTGATTTCCATGTCGATCATCCGCGAGTTGTCGATTTGTTCAACGCGACATCCAGCGTGCGGTCACTATTCCCAATTGTGCATGGTGCTGACTTCGTTGTCGCACCTGACAGCTCTGTTAACCACATGGCAGCAGGATTAGATACAGCGTGCGTAAGTCTGTGGGGGTCATACGACCCAATGGATCGGTGCAAGTATTATCCTAAGAGCATTGCACTATTTAAACCTGATGTATGCCCACACGCTCCATGTAGGCCACATGGGAGCCTACCGCAGGCGAAGTGCAAGGACGCAAAAAATAGAACAAGTTTGACACAATACTGGTGCAATGCTATAAGAAACATTAGTGCCGATGACATAGTCAAGGCATCTAGGGAGGTGTTTAAACTTGAAAACAAAACAATGCAGAAGGTGTAAGAATGAAAAACAATTTATTCATTTTTATAAAAGTAATCAAAATCTGGATGGCCTAACATCTTATTGCATTGACTGCTGCATGGAAAGATGGAAGCAGTACAATATCTCAAAAAAAGATATTAGACTTGAGCAGTCAAAACAATATCAAAAATTAAATAAGGAAAAGGTTAATGCCAAGAATAGGAAATGCAGGGAAAATAATAAACAAAAATATAATGGATACTCAAACAAATGGGCAGAAAATAATTTAGAAAGAGCCAAGGCTAGGCAATTGTTCAATGCAGCAAAGACAAGGGCAAGGAATAAAAAAGTTAATTTCAGTATTACAATTAATTGGATTTTTGAAAAATTAAAAAATGGATTGTGCGAATACTCTGGAATGAAGTTTAATTTTAATAAATCTGGAGAACCAAATCTAATGTCTCCAAGTATTGACAGAATAAATCCTGAAGCTGGCTATACGGAATCAAATTGTAAGATTGTGTTGTACCCACTTAATTTATTTAAAAATAGATATGATCTAAATGACTTAATACCGATAGCAAAGGAATTTATAAGATACCAGTCTCAATAAACAATCCCCGCATGGTGCGCAGGGAGATCCTGCGACTAGGCGTGTGTGTGCTGACATGAAACAAAGGGGATTTGATTTGACATTTATTATGATTCCAACAATATGTAAATTGTCTGGTTTCACAACTAACCTAAATAATCACGGAGTAGGCGGACGAGGCGAAAGTCTTATCCGCCTATTTCGTGTTTAGATGTTTTAAAAGATTGTTGTTGCACTTCAAAATTTATTAGGAACAATGCCGAAATGATCACACCACAAACAAAAGCAGAATCGGTAGTCGGACCAGTAGAATGGCAATCGGAAAATCACGGCCTATGCCGTTGCCCAGGTGAAGCAGCGCACACCAGCAATACGAGAGTGAGGGACACAACTGTATTCGTTGACTCAGTCCCAACGATCTTCTGCTGGCACACAAGTTGCCAGGCTTTCAGAAGTGAAGCGAACTATAAGCTGCGCAAGTTAATTTTAAACGATCCGTTGTACAGACCGCTGGTCGCACCCATGTCAACCAACGGAACTAATCCGATGAAGCTGGTGATAGAGAAGGATGCTGAGAGTGAGATAATCCAGCGAATCGCAGTCATTGCACAATCAAACCGAGCAAGGTACTTGGCACATTATAATTGGGACCCAGCGGATATGTTTGACAAATCGCCCACACAAATCTGTGACGCACCATCAGATCAGTACAAGATGCTGCTGTCGCTGTTCCAACCCAACGACATTGTGTGGATCGGAGCGGTCAAGGATAGTGGCAATCATCCGCAAAACTTCCGCTCTGCTTCCGAATGGTTGAAGCTGGACGAGCCAGTTGGTCAATTCATTACTGGGTCGGCATTCAAGGATGGAACGATCAGCAGGTCGAATGATAATGTTGAGGTTCGCAGATTCTTGGTGGTGGAGAGTGATGAGCTGTCGAAGGCAGAGATCGGCGCGGTGTTCCAGCTTATGCGCGATCTATTCAAGATGAAGCTTTATGCGGTTGTGGACACGGCAGGCAAGAGTCTTCATGGTTGGTTTGATGCCATACCGAATCCTGAGTGGGAGAAGCAATTGAAAGCGTTCTTGGTTCCGATGGGGTGCGACCCAGCAACATTTAAACCCAGCCAACCAGTAAGGATGGCAGGAGCAATGAGGGATGAGAAAACACAGAGCCTGCTTTGGTTCTGCAAGGAGGGAAAATAATATGATCGAGCCAGCCGTAGCATTAGGACTGAAACCATCCGTGGACCAATGGCCACCGATTAAAACGTATAGTGAATTGCTAACCGATAACATCAAAGAGCCAGATGTGCTTATCGAGGGGATATTGCACCAGGGGGGTAAGCTGCTCCTGGGTGGAGGTAGTAAGGCATTCAAGAGCTGGAGTCTGATTGACCTTGCGCTGTCGCTACACTCAGGCACTCCTTGGTGGGGGCAGAAGTGTACCAAGGCCAAGGTGCTGTTCATTAACTTTGAGATTCAGGAATGGTCGTTCCGCTCGCGACTCGCTGACGTAATCGCAGCCAAGGAATTGAATGGGAAGGTGGATGACTTTGACGTATGGACGCTCAGAGGTTACGCAGCCGACTTGACATTGATCCGCCCAATCATCGAGAAGCATATCGAGGGGCGCGGTTATCAGGCGATTATACTTGACCCTAACTACATGTTGATGGGGGATAGGGACGAAAATTCCGCTGGCGATATGGGCGGTTTGATGAATGAATTTGAATATCTGGCCACGCGCTACAATCTGTCGGTCATCCTATCCCATCACTTCTCCAAGGGTAACAAGTCCAGCGCAGAGGCGATTGATCGGTTTAGTGGCAGCGGTGTCTTTGCTCGCAATCCAGACTCGCTCGTAGTACTTACGGCACATGAGGAGGATGAGAAGACGTTCACCTGTGAGATGACCTTGCGCAACTTCCCACCTGTAGATCCGTTCGTAGTGCAATGGAAGTACCCCATGTTCAGCGTCAACTATAACCTGAACCCTGATGAGCTTAAACAAACTGGCGGAAAGAAGAAGCTGGTAGGCGATGCAAGGCTCTTAAAGGAGATGGGTTCACGCGAGTTCACGGCCTGCGACCTGTTCCGATTTGTGCAGGAAAAGTTCCAAGTTTCGGAGTCAACCGCCAAAAGGCATGTGAAACGCATGACACAAGCTGGTAAGATGCTCAAGGAGAATGGGTTATATAGCGCGAATCAGTCGGTTTTCTGAAGTGTCAATTCGCGGTGTCAAAATGGGTTCTTCTACACTAGTGTCATTCCTATATATATAAAGAACCAGAACCCACGGAGGAACCAAGGGAAAGGGACTCCTTAGTCCGTCCCTTCCCCTTTCACCTGCGGTGTTCCGTAGTGAATCTTCAAAGCAGCGGGACCAGAAAAGAAATGACACGGCAGGGGTGGCATCACCGCTTCCACCGCCTTCACCGCCCCAACCTGCCAAGGCTTGGTGGTGGGTGGCGGGGTGTGGTACAATGTGCGAATGAATAACTCAAAGCCAGGACTGTACGCCAATATCAACGCTCGCCGTAAGGCTGGCATCAGCAGAAGCAAAGCGAAAAGCACAATATCCCCCAGGGTGTATAAGGTGATGAAAGCGAAAAAGGGTGGATTCGCGCCACGATAGAGATCTGCTCAAGCAGGCATACCGCTTCCTTGCCCTGCTACAGCGCGAGAATGCCCAGCTACATGCCGTTCTCAGGCAGCTAGGGCAATTGGTCGATGACATGAGCAATAACTGCTCCTACGAGGTTTTCGAGCATGAGTGGGCTGAGATCACCCTAGCGATGGCCAAGTTGTCAGAATTCTTTTCCAGCCATCAGAAAGATCTGGCAGAGCTAAAGGATTCAGATATATTCAATGACGAGGTTGATGAGCTATGAGTACACAAGACTTACCCTGCAATAGTCCGAGGCGCACTCCTGGTGCGAACAAGAAGTTTGTAGTAAGGGCCTGCCAGAATGGGCAGTCGAAGACCATTAGGTATGGTGACCCCAAGATGACCATTAAGAAGGGTAACCCTGACCGCAGGCGTAGTTTCAGGGCTAGGCACAAGTGCGACTCAGATAAGCCAAGCAAGCTAACCCCACGCTTCTGGTCATGCAAGAATTGGTGATTAGGTGAAAACTAAAAAGGCTTTAAAATCGACGTATTGCCACCCAGGAGCCTCGCCACGCGATCTTTGTAATGAGGATGGCAAAAGCATCATAAACCACAAGAAACATCAAGAATCGCCTTTAAACGCCAAATCCAAGCTAATCGACCTTGAGTTAGGCAATAGAGCCTGCTGCGTTTCAATAGGCAAGTAAATGATTATTAAAGAGAAAGCTCACAATTATATCGCCAACTCTGGCACGACTGGAGCAATAAACGAATTGTATGTGGCGAGCGATCTTATGTCCAGAGGGTTCAGCGTGTTTAGGTCCATGAGTCCATCATGCACATGCGACCTAATAACTATGCTTAATGATGGATCGCTTAAAAGGGTAGAAGTTAAAACTGGTCATATAACTGGAAGCAAGACAGGCGGAATAAAGGTTAGACATTCTCCATGCACGCATAATAATTTTGATTGGCTCGCCATAGTTTTAGGAAATCCAACAAGGAGCGGATCAATTTATTATTTAGATGCGGATGGCAATAATGTGTTTGAAGAGCAAGATACAAGCAACGTAGTCATGTACGTTGTAAAAAAATAATAATCTGATTTCTCACCCCTTATGGGACAAATTTGGGCTTAGTAAATCCTATATTTCCAATTTCGGATTTTTCTTCCTTATGGGGCAATTTCTGATTTTTTGCTCCTTATGGGGAAGATTCTGTAGGATTCTGTCCAGCACCATTCTGGTCTGCCTGCTTGGCCAATCGATACCGCGCCCACCTAGCATTCACCGCGCGCTGCGCCTGCTCCCTGGTGCGAGCCTTGCTGACTCCCTTTACGCTTCCACCCTTCTTTCCCATTGCTGAGAAGTAGGCGCGCACCTGATCGGTAAGTTCACTCATATTGCGATTCTCTTTTAAATTGTGATTAGGTCAATATAATAAATCCCTCCCAAGGTTTGAACTTGGAAGGGATAGTGAACTACTGCTTAGACTTGATATTCTGAATGCACTTGCCCATTGCCTGTACAATAAAGTTGACGTGCGCCAACCTTGCTATAATTGGGGTCAACTCATTCTTATAATACTGCGCATCATGTTCGCCGTTGGCCAACGTTGCAATGTCGTCAAGACTATCGCTTAGATAATAATTGATATTGTCCTGATGGCATTCCAATTCTTTCATATACTGCGAGTGTGTAGTTTTCATATTGTGTGCCTTTCATTTTAATTCGCGCAATCAATAAAGCCTGCGCTGCCGTTGTTTAGGTTTAGCTATCGCTTCACCTCTCCCTTCCCCTAGTTAAAGGGAAAGGCGAGGGGAAACTACTTATTTTCTAATATCGTTCCCACTACTGCGACAAGGATTGACCCCAAGGCAATCCCTCCCACAAATACCCATGTATCATTCATGCCGTCACCTCTTCCCTCGCGCATGAATTGCGCATGACGTAATTAATTGCGCTCATGGTTTGCGCGTTCCAATTGTAGCAAGCTCGGTCCTGCTCCAAGTTCATTCTAAATATCATAGAATCCTCTTGGCCCATCGTAGCGTTCTCTACAGCTATTCGTCGAGCCTTGGGGAACTTCCTTAGGGCTGCTTCTACTGCTTCTGATCTTGTAGTGTGCTTCATTTATGCTTTCTCCTTTTCTCTTTTTATTATCGCAGTCCACTCCATTCCATTGCGAATCGTCCACAGGGACGCTCGACGGAACGTAGTGAAACGTGCGAAGAATTGACCGCATGAGTTGTAAACGCAGTAATATGTCACGACGCGCTCGCAATCTGCGCAACGCGTTTTTTCGACATGCCGTGAGGAATGAATCCCACTATTACAGAACGATCCCCACGCGAGCAAAGCTTACAACTTGCGCATGTCACCCCTTCGCGTTTTTGCGCAGGACAAACGACAACGCGCCTACCTTGTGGGGTTTGCGTATTGTCTTCCGTTCCTGCTGGAAGGATCGTCACTACTGGAGCGATCCCTAGGGCTGCCAGCTTGTCAGCATGCGCCAACCCATTAGCTGAAAGGTTAATCACAAACCCATCTTTATTCGCTGCGCCTATCGCGTCACGATTCTTTTCCGCGTTCTTATCCTGCTCTTCTAAGACTGGCTTGTGGGTATAGGTGAAACCACGTCTTCCGCGATTGGCTCGCGCAAGCTTAGCCAATAGATCGCCGTCAACGTAGTTATTGTCACCAGGAAGATCGCCAACCTGGTTATGTCTCCAAAGTTGACCGCTTGGCAGCTTGGCGATTGATTCGCACAATCCGTCAAACGTGATCCCACGATCTGCGCGGTTGACCGCGTTCCAATGGAAGCGAAGGTTTCCGCCCAAACCATAACAGCCCTTCTCCTTTAAAGGGCATGCATCAGGACAAGTACTACTTCCGCTTGTCGAGACTGGTATATGGCCAGTCTTCACGTTTGAGGAAGATAGGGTAAGGTGAACTAGGGGAGGTAGATTCATTTGATCTTCCCCATCATGAACCCAAAGCAGATACCAGCGAAGAATATGATTGCGATTGTTTGGGGTAGGTTGTTCATATTATTTGACCTCCTCATCGTATTCGAATCCTTCAGATTCCATCCAAGGGAAAAGGATTGCTTCTAATTCAGCTAGGTTATCCGATACCCAACTATCCGCGCCAATTACTAGCATATATCTTCCTCCCTTGTATTTTCCCTCCCCAATATCTTCAATTATGATATTGCCGTAAGCATCGTTTAAGTGAACTAGTCCGCCATAAACGACAGTTTTCATAGGCTCGCCATCCTCAATAAAGGTATGGAGTTGTTTTGAATATGTTTTGCGAGTGGCTTTAACCGCGCTCGCTTCGGTTTGTGTAGTAGTGTTGTTCATCCTCTTAAGATACGCAAACGGCTGGCATAGTCAAGGGATTTTTAAAATATATTTTTATGGTAGAATAAGGGGATGGAAGCGATGCCAGGAGACAAGCCACAAGTTGAGCCACTCGCACAAGACAAGGGGAAGAACGGCAAACCCTCCCTATACAACGATCAGATTGCGCAGGAAGTAATAGACGCATGTCGCAGCGGATTCACGATAGAGAAGGCTGGCGCGCTGGTAGGACTATCTCCCAGCACGATAAAATCCTGGTGCACTCGCAAGCCTGACTTTGCGCGCAGGGTGGAGACTGCTAGAAAAAAGCATGAGCTGGCACTCCTGCGCGACATAGAGCTGGCAGGGCAAAAGAGCTGGCAAGCTAAAGCCTGGATGGCCGAGCGGATCTACCTTTACTCTGTCCCCAGCGCGCGCGTCCAGGTAAACGGCAGCGTTGAGCACGGATTGAGCGCAGGATTGGCGCAGATATTAGCAGGCTCTCTATCGAAAAAAGAAAAGCCTGCACAAGTGATTGAGACGCAGGCAATTGAGGAGAGGATTAGTTTTCCTCATATTAAAGACAATACTTATTGTGCGACAAATAAAGACGAGCCAAAAGTTGAAGCAGCCCAACCCCTGGAAGTTGCCCTACCTTCCGCGCCAAAGCGCAGGCGACATGTGCCGATGAGAAGACGGCCTGCGCGCAAGGTTGGGGGAGGGGATACGACCACGCCCCTCCCTACCCCCCCATCCCCATAAAAAAATTTCCATACCCCCCCAAGTATTTGCGACACAAAATAAAAAGAGGTCTATAGTGGGCAAAACAACCAAACCCCCCAAGCGCACACCAGAGGAGATTTTAGCGGAAATCCAAACTCCAGCAGGATTTGCAAAACACATCCTTGGACTTGAGTTATATGATTGGCAGAGAAAGGTTTTGCGCGACTTACAAGACAAAGATTGCCGAGTTGCGCTCAAAGCAGCCAACGGATCAGGCAAGACCAGCACAGTAATCGCCTCGATTTTAATTTGGCATGCGTTCTGTTTTAAGGGAAGCATCGCTACGACAACCGCTGGCGTTTGGAGGCAGGTCGAGAAACAATTGTGGCCCAGCCTGCGCAAGCACATTGCGCGAGTGGGCGGAAATTGGGAAGTCACATCAGGCGAAATCCGCTACATATTTCCAGACGGCAACATGAGCAGGATCGTTGGGTATAGCGCGACAGACCCAGGTCGAGCGGAAGGGTTTCATGCCGATGACCACGACACCATGCCGTTGCTGATTGTGGTGGACGAAGCCAAGTCAATTCCAGACCCACTCTTCGAAGCTCTGTGGCGTTGCCAACCAACTCGCGTACTGCTCGCCTCCAGCCCTGGTGCGAGTACAGGCGCGTTCTATCGCGCATTCACCAAGGAATCTGCGATGTGGAAGAAGCACACAGTAACAGCGTTTGACTGCCCCCACATCACCAAGGCACAGATCGACGAGGTGTTGCAAAGGTACGGCGAGAAACATCCCCTCACTCGCTCAATGGTCTATGGCGAGTTTGTGGATATCGGATCGGAGAGCTTGGTCATTAACTACAACTCCCTCCAGGGCTGTCAGAACAGCCCACCTGACTTTAAGCCTGGGAGCAGGACCGCTGGTGTAGACTTTGCAGCAGGTGGCGATTGCAACGTCCTGTGCATTCGAGATGGTAACAAGATCCTTCCCATCATTGCATGGCGCGACAAGGACACGATGGCAGCGGTTGGCAAGTTCATCGTCGAGTTCAAGAAGGCTGGGTTAAAGCCAGAAGACATCTATGCGGACGCGAGTGGATTGGGTATGCCGATGTGCGATGCCTTGGCCGAGGCTGGATGGAGAGTGAACAGGGTAAACTTTGGTGGCACGCCTAACGATGCTGATGCCTACACCAACAAGTCGGCGGAGATGTGGTTTAACATGTCAAAGAAGATTGGTGATCGCGAGATCATCCTTCCAGAGGATGACGATGACCTAATGGCGCAATTGACCTGTCGCAGGACTGTGACCAACAGCAGGGGCAAGCTTGGGGTAGAATCTAAGGACTCCTTGCGTAGTAGGGGCATCGCCAGCCCTGATCGAGCGGATGCGTTGGCATTGTGCTTGGATGGTGGTAATATCCGCTGGGACTTGACTTTCCCCACGGAACGGCCAACTTGGAAGACGTTAAACCAAATGATGGAGTCGCACGACCCTGTCATGGCAGGTTTTGACGCAGGAGGATAAACTATGAATATTTGGAATTGGATTACTTCAAACTGGCAAGAGATCGTTGCTGCCGTAGGCGGTATCGTTCTTGCTGCTCGCATTATTGTTAAACTGACACCCACCCCCGCTGATGACAGCTTCCTAGAAAAGATCGTTAATTTCTTGAAGACAGTTGGGCTGAACATTAAATAATCTTTTGTGCTGCGTGCAATCCTTGAGATCATCGCAGCCGTTTTTCGCATCATTCCAGGTTGGCAGCAGAAGCGTACTCAGAACTTTGAGAACGAGTGGCGCGACAATCGTAAAGCTATTGATAGTGATCTGCGCGGTGAGTCTTGGTGGATGCGCAACAACGACACCAGTAACCCACACGACAGGGATAGTTGAAGAGCTGATGAAAGATCCAACCTACATTGAGATTCGTCGCGGTACTCCTGGTACGCGCGAATGGGCAAGGAAAGCCTTGAATGCTGTCAACGATCTTTCGTATGAACTAAAGACTGAGAGAAATAAATAATATGGCAACCAATCAAGAGAAGAACAATCGTCGCGGAGATTACTACCAGAGGATTATTGATTGTCTGAACCAACGCGAAACTTGGGAGAACCGCCAGCGGTTGTTCTATCAAGCTCGTTACTTTGGTGTGCGCCGTAAGGTCAAGCCTTGGCCAACAGCAGCCGACCTGCACGTTCAGTTGATCGACACAGCGATTGAGCGTCTCAAGCCTTCCTTCGTCAATAGCGCGATTGGCAACGACATTCTCTCCAGCTTCGTTCCGATGCGTCAGCAGTTGACTCCGATTACTGTTACTGCCGAGCGTTGGTTTGACTACAAGATGCGCGAGCAGTCTAACTTCCAGAAAGAAATTGTGTCCGTCATCGACAACTTGCTTCTCTATGGTCGCGGTGTTGCCAAGGTTGTTTGGGACGATCAAAACAAGCGGATCGGTTTCGAAGCCATCGATCCTTTTCATTTGATTGTTCCTCAGTACACCAAGGAACTTAAAGACGCAGACTTCATCGTTCATATCATTTCCATTTCCGTTGATAGCTACAAGACCAACCCTCTCTACAAGCAGGACGAAAACTTTATCAAAACAATTGCTGGCAAGCCAAACAACGCTGTTGGACTTCGCAGCGAGATTCAAGACGAGATCTATCGTCGCGAAGGCATCACGCAGGAAGCAGAGGAAGATCGGATCATCTTGTGGGAAATGTACACTCCGTCTAAGGACGGATGGTTGGTTGAGACATTCTCCCCCCTTGTAGTCAACGAGAACGTGCGAAAACCCTTTACCCTCCCATACGAACACGGCGAACCTCCCTTTGTTGATTTCCCATATGAAATCACAGGTGGCGGTTGGTATAGTCCTCGCGGGGTAGCTGAGATCCTCCTCCCTGGCGAAAACCTCCTAAACAAGCTCAAGAACTCGCTCTCTGACTATGTAGAGCTGGCCAACCGCCCTGTTTTCGAAGCGCAGAATCCAGTATCGCTGAACACAGCAAACTTGAGGATGCAGCCTGGTCAGATCCTTCCGCAAGGATTGAAGCCTGTCCAGTTCAGTCAACCTCCATTCGACTTCCAGCGTTTGATGCTCGAAGAGCGTCAGCTCGCAGAGAATCGCATGGGTAACGCTGACTTTGGTGCTGGCTCGCAGTTTAATTCTGCTGACAGAAAAACCGCTGCTGAGATTCAAGCGATGCAGGGTCAGGCTGCTGCTTCTGGTGATTTGCGTAATCGCATCTTCCGAATGAGCTTGGCTCACCTCTTCCGTCAGTCTTGGGCGTTGTACGTCCAGTACGCGAAGGAAGATTTGATGTTCCGTTATGCCGACGATACTGGCCAGATGGTTCCTGAAGGAATCCATGAGCAGTACTCGATTGAGCCGAAGGGCGGACTTGACTTTATCAACCGCCAATTTGCGTTGCAGAAATCTGTTGCGCGGATGCAGATGTTCCAAGGAAATCCCTACATCAACCAAGGAGAACTGGTAAAGTCAGTTCTTGAACAAGATGACCCTAGTCTCGTTAGAAAACTATTTACTGACCCGCAAGCGGGAGCAGGCGATCAAGCTGAAGATCAAGCGACAGAAATTGCGACCATGCTGGCCACAGGATTTCCTGTCGCGATTAAGCCTAGCGATGATCACAAAGCGCACATATCGGTTCTCTTCGCGTTCAACCAAGCAGCGCAAATGCGTCAGCAGCCAGTAGACCAGAGTGCGGTTCAGGTTCTTATGGATCACTTGCAACAGCACCTAGCTGCGCTGGAACAGACCGATCCGAATACCTCCAGGGCTATTCAGAAACAACTTCGCGATGCAGCCAAGCCACAAGTACAACAGCAAGGCCAAGCACCGCAACAAATCCAACCACAGGTAATGTAATATGGCAACCAAACCCAAAACCACAACTTCAGCAGGAACAACCATGAGTCCAATGGACATGGTACAAAATCCTAATTTTTCATCCTTAATGCGAAATCAAGACTACTTCAATACACTTGCGCAATTGGTAGCAGATCGTCAAGCGCGAGGTGAAATGCCAGGAATCATGCCAATCGGCGGAACAGGAATTTCAGCAGAGCAAATGCAGAATCTTTCACCAGAAAGAAGGCAAGCCCTAGAACAAGCAATTGCAATGCAAAAAAATATTCCACAACCAAATCCCAATTTTTACCAATCTCCAAATCCACCCATTCCAACAACTGGAAGCGCAATGCCACAAGTTAATGCGAATTTTTTACAAATTCCAAATCCACCCATTCCAACAAGCGGAAGTGCAATTACGCCTGTTCGGCAAATGGGTCAGATCGCAAACTACAATCAAATGCTTCAGCAAGGAATGCGTAGGAATCAAGATATGAACCAAGCGGTTCAGAACCTCGCAGCTCCTGCTGGTCCAGCCAGAAGCTTCTCCCAGGTGGCAGGCGGAACTCGTCGCATGAACCGCATGCCTAGACAGCCTCGCAACAACTCCCTCGCCCCTAGCAATCAGAAGCTAATTTAAGCTTTGACTTTATAGCTACATCCGCTTGTATTGGCGGATGGCAGTACCAGTAATGCGCGATGCATTCCAAGCTGAAGGCTTGGCGAAACTTTGTAAATGGGCAAATCAGAATGGCGCGATTGGCAAGTGTGTTGAGATTGGGTCGTATAGTGGCGAAGGTACTGTGGTACTAGCTGATCATTTTAAGGAAGTATTGGCAGTAGATCCCTGGGAGAATGGGTACGATCCGAATGATGTGGCAAGCCACCAATGCCCAATGGAAGATGTTTTTAATGCTT